AGTCATTGCGCCAGTAATGTTACCAGAGCCAACGGAGGTGCAAGAGTTTGATGAAGTGTCGGAAAGAGGAGCGTATGGAAGCACAGGAGAGTAAGGATATATTAGAAAAAGTAAAAGAGGTGCTGGGGAAGTGAAAACGACAGATTTTATTGAATTAGTTAAACGTTTAGGATACAAAGTCAACTTGTCATACAAAAATGTAAATCATAAAAAGACTAAACTTTTAATCTATACAGAAAATGAGAGGCATCCAAGTGCATGGGTTTTTGTACATGAACAGTATTCTTTTAGAAGTTTAGGAATTAATAGTGAATTGTTCACATTGTTAGTGATGTATGCAAGCACTTCTATTAGTGAACGAGGTGGTAACTTATGCAATACCTAATACGTCAATTCAAAGACAGCACAGGTCACATTCACACTGATATTGAGAAAGCACGCACAAACGAAACTCTCTCTATTGTGGAGGCGGAGAGTAAGGAGCAAGCGTTGAAAGTATATAAAGCGCAACGTCAGAAAGAGGCTTTGATGTCCGTCATTAAAGGTTACAAAAAACTTAAGGAGCGATTGTTTAATGATTAAACGCATACTAAAAATATGGTTCATCATCGGAATGTATGAACTTAGTAAATATCTAACTAACGAACTTATCGTTAAGTTGCAGAGTGAAGATGATGTGGATGCGCCAAGTGATTATGCTAGAGAGAGTGATCAGACAGATTTGAATGGAGTGAGACGATGACTTGGTGGATAGTATTGATACCTATTGCTTATCTCGTTTGGATAATAGTTAAAAGCAAAATGGAGGAATGAATTGTGACATTAAGACGCTCTACACAGATTTATTTAGAAAGCGAATTAAGCAATTACAAGTATATTGATAAAGATATTGCGCGTGTACGTGAAGAAGTTCTAAATCCATGGCAACCAACTGATACAAATATCGGTGGAGAACACGTACACAGTAATATAAGCGTTACAGAGATAAAAGCGACAAGAGTAGTAAATGATAGACGTTTATCACAATTAGCAAGAATGAAATCAGCTATCGAAGTAGTATATCATTCCAGTACGCCGGAAGTTCAAAAGTTAATGGAACTATATTACTTCAAGAAACCTAGAACGTTAAATCTTACAGGTGTAGCACAAGAGATATGTGTTAGTAAGTCGACTGCATATGATTTAAGAAAAGATTTATTAACTCGTTTAGCTGATGAATTAGGTATTATTCATTAATTCTGGAAAAGTTCTGGAAAAATAACATCAACTTAACCTATATAATGATATTGTGGCTACGGAAATAGTCATAACATACTCCTTTCTATATAGTTACGTGGGAAAGTCTTCCTAAGCTTTTCAAATATTGAGGCCTATCTGAGAGAACACTCAGGTAGGTTTTTTGTATGCTGATATGACATAAAAAAACATGTGATATGAGTGTATAAACGCTTTAATATTCTTTAATTTGGAGGTGATTTGAGAAGTGAACTCAAAACAATTGAAAGCAATCGCATTAATGGTGGAGGGCAACTTAAATCAAAAACAAATTGCCGAAAAGTTAAATGTGTCCGTTCAATCCATAATAGCATGGAAAAAGAAACCGGAATTTCAAGAGGAATTACTTAATGCTGAGCGTAATCTACTAAAAGGACTGACTGGTAAGGCGATTAAGACGATGGAAGATTTATTAACTGCAAAAAGCGAGTTAGTTAGATACAACGCAGCAAGTGACATCTTAGACAGAACAGGACATAAGCCTACTGACAAAGTTGAGGCAGAAGTTATCACACCAACCTTTATAAACGATGTGCCAGCCAATGACTGATAAAACGTTAAGCATTACAGAAACAATCGGTGGTGGTTATAACAAATTCTGGCACAACAAAAACTTTTATAGAGTTGTAAAGGGTAGTCGTGGTAGTAAGAAGTCAAAAACAACTGCATTAAACTTTATATACAGATTAATGGAATATGAGTGGGCTAATTTACTTGTAGTCAGACGTTTTAGTAATACAAATAAACAATCAACATATACAGACTTGAAGTGGGCTACAAATCAATTAGGTGTAGCTCACTTATTTAAGTTTAACGATAGTTTGCCAGAGATTACTTATAAGCCTACTGGCCAGAAGATATTATTCAGAGGATTGGATGATCCTTTGAAGATTACATCAATCACGGTTGATACTGGGATATTATGTTTTGCATGGTTTGAAGAAGCCTATCAGATTGAAACATTCGATAAATTTAGTACAGTCGTTGAATCTATTCGTGGTAGTGTCGATAGTCCAGACTTCTTCAAACAAATTACAGTTACATTCAACCCTTGGAGTGAACGTCATTGGCTCAAACCTACATTCTTTGATGAAGATACAAAGCTAAACAACACTTTCTCCTATACAACGACATATCGAGTGAATGAATGGCTTGATGATGTCGATATTGCACGTTATGAGGACTTGTATCGTACAAATCCTAGACGTGCAAGAATTGTATGTGATGGAGAATGGGGAGTAGCTGAAGGGCTTGTATTTGATAATTTCGAAGTGAAAGAGTTTGACTGGTTGAAAGTGTTCAAACGAACACAAGAAAAAGCTCACGGAAGCGATTTCGGGTTTACTCACGATCCGACTACATTGATTAGTACCGTTGTAGATATAAAAAACAAAGAATTATGGATATATGACGAACACTATGAAAAAGGAATGCTCACTGATGAGATATATCAAATGTATGTTGATAAAGGATATAAAGATGCGCTTATCGTTGCAGATAGTGCTGAAAAACGTTTGATTGCAGAGATTAAGCGTAAAGGTATCCCTAACATTAAACCGTCAATTAAAGGTCAAGGTTCAATCATGCAAGGTGTTCAGTTCATACAAGGTTTTAAGATATATGTGCATCCAACTTGTGTAAATACGATTGAAGAATTGAACACTTACACATTTGACCAAGACAAAGAAGGTAATTGGTTAAACCAACCTATCGACAGAAACAACCATTTGTTAGATGGATTACGGTATTCCCTAGAACGTTTCCATTTACCTCATAAACAGACAAAAGCAAACGTTAGGAAGAACATTAGCACAATCAAATCAATGGGTTTATAAGGAGGGATAACGCTTGTTAAAAGTAAATGAATTTGAAAGAGATGCAGAGTACCGACAACATCGAGATAAGATATATAGACGTGACGCAGTAGAAACATATCGTTACGACGGTACATTAAGCGAGATACTAGATGATTATGATTTTATTAGCGAATGTATTAGTCATCATTTAGAGGCACAAGTACCTAGATTGCAAATGCTTGATGATTATTATCAAGGACTTAACTACAATATCATGCGTAATCGTAGACGTAGAGAGAAACACTTAGCAGATAATCGTGCAGCACATGACTTTGCATCATATATTGCAGACTTTATCAACGGTTATTGTTTTGGTCATGCGATACAAGTACAAACAGAAGATGAAGATACACAAGAGAAGATTAACGGGTTGCACAACTTAAATGACATCGACACACACAACCGTTCAATCGGATTAGATTTATCTATTTTTGGACGTGCTTATGAATACATTATCCGTAACCAAGATGATGAGGTTAGATTATACAAATCTGATCCACGCAACACATTTGTGATTTACGATAACACGATTGAACAGAATAGTTTGATTGCAGTAAGATACTGGCAAACGTCGACAAGAGAATATGACGACACAGATATTTACAATGTAGACATCATTACACCTAATGCAACTAATTTCTTTTATGCTAATAAGTCTACTAACCTATCGTTGCAAGAACGTAGACCACCAGAGCCACATTCGTTTGGTAAGGTAACAATCACAGAGTTTAGCAATAATGAAAAGCGTCGTGGGGACTTTGAGAAAGTCATTCCGTTAATTGATTTATACGACAATGCACAATCAGATACAGCTAACTACATGAGTGATTTAAACGATGCAATGTTACTTGTGATTGGCAACATGGAACTTGATAGCAATACTGCGCAATTGCAAAAAGATGCTAATGTATTCCACTTAGTTCCGCCAGAATATACAACAATGGACGAAAAAACGACTGAGGGTAATGTAGACGCTAAATACATTTATAAAGAATATGATGTAAATGGTGTTGAAGCCTACAAAGATAGAATCAGTCGTAACATTCATATGTTCACTAACACACCAGATATGACTGATGAAAACTTTGGTGGCAATCAGTCAGGTGAGGCTATGAAATATAAGTTATTCGGACTAGAGCAACGTACTGCAATCAAAGAAGGTTTGTTCCGAAAAGGTTTGCGTAGACGCTACAAGTTAATCGGTCAAATCATGAGTATCAATCGTGAATTAGATAAAGACGCTATTCAAGATTTAACATTTACATTTACTCGTAACATTCCTAAGTCGATTAAAGATGAAATGGATATGTACTTACAAGCTGGTGGAGAACTAAGCAATCAAACTTTAATGTCGCTTGTATCATTTATAGATAACCCTCAACAAGAAATGGAACGTATCGAAAATGAAGAAGATATCCAAATTCAAAAATCAGATGAACGTATGTACAGACAGGGTATAGACAACCAAACTGATATTAAGGAGTGATAGTCTATGTCCTACTGGGAAGATAGAGCAAAGGAAATCATTGATGAAGAAAGTAAATCAGATTATGAGATTGCTCAAGAGATACAACGTATTGTTGATGAAATGAATGAAGATATTGAAAATGAGATCAATCGTTTTTATACAAGATATGCAATTAATGAAGGTATTTCATTTATTGAGGCTAAGAAGAAAATTGACGCAGTCGATGTTCAAATGTTCCAACAGAAAGCAAAACAGTATGTTGAGAATAAAGATTTTAGCGATAAAGCTAATGCTGAATTAAGAGCCTACAACACTAAAATGTACGTAAGTCGTGAGAAGTTGCTTCAAGCGCAACTAGGACTTATCGTGACTTATGCTTATGCACAGATAGAACAATCTATGTATAACTACATGGAGAGTGCTTATTATCGTGCATTAGAGCAACAAGCAGGTATCTTAGGAGAAACACTTCAAGTATCTATCAATGACGTTAAAACAATCATATTCACACCATTTGAAGGGCATAAATGGAGTACAAGACTTTGGTCAGATATGGACGTGGTAAGACGACACGTACAAAAGACCACACGTCATGTATTGCTACGTGGTAGACACCCTTATGAGTTTGTGAAAGACTTACGCAAAGATACAGGGGCAACTTCTTCACAAGCTAAACGATTGCTCATCACAGAAACAGCTAGAGTGCAAATTGAAGCCTCTAAACGTCATATGTTAGAACAACATGGAGAAGATGCTGAGTATGAATATGTAACCGCTCAAGAGGTACTACATCAAAGAGATAAAGACGGTAATATCAAAAAGACGATAAAAGTATGTAAGGTATGCCAAGCGTTAAACGAAAAAGTTTTCAAAGTGAAAGATATGAAACCGGGTATTAATGCTGCACCTATGCATCCTAATTGTAGATGTACCGTTATTCCACATAAGAAAGACTGGCGTGATAAATTCTTTGAAGAACGTAAAGGTAAATATAACCTAAGTAAATATACGGAGTGATGATATGACTAAACAAGAGAAATATTTGAAAGAAATCGCTACTGAATTAAAGTTGATTCGTGAATTGTTAGAGGAATCAGATGAAATGAGAACTTTAGAAATCAAAACTGAGATAGGCTCTAAGGCTTTGGAAGAAATTGTCAATGGTGAAAATGTTAAAGCGAACCATGTATTTAAACTCTAGGAGTGATGAGATGGACTATTCAAAAAGATTAGATGATGTTATGGATGAATACTTGCAAGTATTTGCAAAAGATCCAAATGATATTTTAACTGACGACATGACAGATTACGATAAGATTAAAAAGTTAGAACAAGCCATACAATCAGGTGCTTCTGATGAATGAATTTCAAACTGCACTTATTGATGTGTTAAAAGGTATTCATTATGAATTAAAGCGTCTGAACGATACAAATCCTAGTAACCAAGCACAAGCGAAACCTAAGCAAGATAAAAAGAAATCATTCGAGCCTAAAAACTTTATTTGAGGTGGTACTCATGAGAAGTCGTAACGTGAAAATGGTGATCCAATTATCTCGTTGGTAGCATACGTTAGCTACTTGACCTAAGTAAGTCATTAAACTGCTCATAAACATACTAACAACTAATTATAAGGGTTAAGAAACTTGTTTCCCTATCAAAATAAATCTAGCGCACTAATCGGGCTTAATTGACTGATTGGGGCGCTTTTTTTATGCGATAAATTCGAGAACTTAACGTTTATGAGGAGGATAAAAAATGATTAAAGATGACTTATACAAATTAAATTTACAGTTTTTTGCAGAAAACGAAGGCGATTCTGAAAACACTAACGAAGATGATAATAAAGAGTCAGAAAACGATAACGATAGTAAGCAAGAAACTTATACAAAGAATGAAGTAGACTCAGCTATCAGTAAAGCAGTAGACAGCGCATTGAAGAAACGTGAGCGTAAGCACCAGCAAGAATTAGAAAACGCTCGTGAAGAAGCTAGAAAAAAAGCTGAAAGCTACGCAAAACTAACTGAAAAAGAAAAGCGCGATAAAGAAATTGAAGAACGCGAGCAAGCGTTAGCTGAAAAAGAAAAAGAGTTTAAATTGCGTGAACTTAAATCTGATGTTGAAAGTGACTTGAAAGAGAAAAAGTTACCTACTTCATTTGCAGAGTCACTTATTCATTTAGAAGATGTAGAAAAGATTAATGAAGTTGTGAAAGAAATCAAAGTTGATTTTGACAATGCAGTACAAGAGCAAGTGAAAGAAGTTACTCGACAATCTACTCCAAGCAATCAAAGTAGTAGTTTTGCCAATCGTCAGGCAAGTGGAAAGTCATTCGAACAACTTGCTAATGAAAATAGAATTATAAAATAACGGAGGTATTAACTTATGGCAGATGTAAAACGACAAGATTTTAACCCAGATAATGTAATGATGCATGAAATGAAAGATGGTACATTATTAAACGATTTTAACGAGCCTATTATGTTAGAGGTATTACAAAATTCTAAAGTAATGCAATTAGGTAGAGTACAAGATATGGGCGGAAAGTCAGAAAAAACTTTCACTTATTGGGCAGATAAACCGGGCGCTTACTGGGTTGGTGAAGGTCGTAAAATTCAAACTACTAAACCAACAGTAGTGCAAGCAACAATGCGTTCACACAAACTAGGTGTAATCGTATTAGCAACTCGTGAATATTTAAATTACACTTATTCTCAATTCTTCGAAAAGATGAAACCACAAATTGCAGAAGCATTTTACAACAAAATTGATGAAGCATGCGTATTAAACGTAGATAACCCGTTCACACAATCTATTGAACAATCTGTTGCAACTGCTGATAATGTTGTGAAAGGTCCTATTACTTTAGAAAACGTATTAGCGTTAGAAGATGAATTATTAGAACATGATGTAGAAGCTAATGCTTTCATTTCTAAAAATCAAAACAAAACAGCGTTAAGAAACGTTATCGATAAAGTTACTCAAGAAAAATATTACGATAAATCAAATGAAACTTTAGATGGTATTCCAATTGTAGATTTAAAATCTAACGAAATTAAAAAAGGCGATTTATACGCTGGTAACTTTAATAAAATGTTCTATGGCGTACCTTATAATATGAGTTACAAAATTTCAGAAGAAGGTCAAATTTCTACGCTAACAAATGCTGATGGCACACCAGTTAACTTATTCGAACAAGAAATGATTGCACTACGTGTAACTATGGACTTCTCATTCCACGTAGCAGACGATAATGCATTTGCTAAATTAACAGCTGGTTCTGGTTCAACTGGTGGAGACGCTGAAACTGTTTAATTAATCTAAGGAGGGTCTAGCTCATGGCTTATTCATACGAAGTTGTACGACCATTTGTAGATGCAGAGGATAACAAGCCTTATGAAGTTGGCGATATCTACCCTACTGACATTACAGATGAACGTATTACTCAATTACTACATGCTGATAACAAATATAATAAACAATATATTAAGTTAGTTGTAGATGGTAAGAATACAAAAGCAGAATTAATTGAAATTGCAGATAAACATGGTATCGAAGTATCTGAAAATGATACTAAAGCGGAAATCTTGAACACGTTGGAGGGATAACATGGCAACATTAGAGAATGTTAAATTGTTACTCTCGATAAATGACAATGTTCAAGATGAATTACTAAAAAGAATAATAGATAACACTGAAAAGCGTTTGATTAGCTTACTTCCTGTTGACATTGAAGAAGTTCCAGATAGATTGGGATACATCGTCGAAGAAGTAGCAGTCAAGCGCTTTAATCGTGTTGGCGCAGAAGGTATGACGCAGGAAAGCGTAGATGGGCGTTCTAATACATTTCAAGCAAACGACTTTGACGAATATATGGACGTAATAGATCAATATACGCCACGAACAACAGGTAAACGTGGGACAGGTGTTTTCTATTGAGATATAACAAGAGAGTCGTGTTTGCTAAGGAAATGAAAGGACAGTACAACCCTAAAACAAGCAGAACTGAAACATACGAAAAGCGCTACGATGCAATACCATGTAACATCAGTCCATTAAGTCCACAAAAAACAGTGGTGCAATACGGAGACATCAACAAAGACATCAATGTCATACGTTTAAACGGTCGTTTTGAGCCTACTGTGACACATGCTTATATTAACGATACTAAGTATCAGATTACAAAACGAATTGACTATGAACACGATACAGTGTTCTACGTTGAGGAGGTTAAATAATGCGTGTAGGCGGTGGAGATTTAGACGACTTAATTAGAGAATTTGAAAATATGCATGACAATATTGATGATGATGTAGATGAAGTGCTGCATAATAATACGATTGATTTTGCTAGCGATACAATTTTAGAAGCTAAAGAGAAAATGAACGCTGGTTATTGGACTGGTAACTTAGCAAAAATGGTTGAAGATACAAAGGTCGGACATTTGAATTATGTAATTACTTCAAAAGCTGGGTACAGTGGCTTTCTTGAATACGGTACTCGTAAGATGCGACCTAGAACGTTTATGTTTCCAGTGTATGAAAAATACACCAAACAAGTCAGAGCAGACCTCGAAAGATTAATAGAAGATTAGGAGGTATGCGATGAAGCAATCAGTCAATTTGCAATTGTTCAATTATCTTTATACAAGGTTTGAAGAACTTGGCGTACCTATCATTCGCACAAGCGAACTTAATCAAGCATTACCTTATCCCTTCATCGCTATTCAATCTATTAGAGATGATATACACCGTTTAACTTTTGACAGTTACAGTGGTAGTCCTACTGCAATTATCCATATTTGGTGTACAGAAGATGATAAAGGTAAGAATGATGAGTTATACATTCGAGTTCAATCTATCCTACTAGATGAGATAGAACTTGACGGATATACATTGACACTCCCTCAAATCAGTGTGAATGAAAGTACAGAACAAGAAACTAATCAAACGTTGTCACATACAACCATAAGTGTAGAGTACGCAAGCCACTAAACAGGCTTGCTTTTTTAATACAAAAATTTAGGAGGTATTTAACCTATGCCAACAAAACAAGGTACTGATGAATTAGTTTTAATTCGTAAAGTCGGCGACAAAAAAGACGCTAACAAAGTAATGTTAGTTACTGAATTAGAACGTGAAACTGAAAAAGACAGAGATACAGAAGCTACATTTGATGGTTCTGTAAACTCTGGTGGTACATTAGAATCTACTGTAACAATCAATTGCTACATGGACCAAAAAGACACGTTATGCGATGAAATCGAGGACGCAACAGAAGATGATACACCATATGAATTATGGGTAATCAATAAGCGAGTTCAAAATAGCGAAGGTAAGTACAAAGCTGAATATAGACAAGGTTACTGGAATAGTATCACTCGTACTAATGAAGCAGACGGTATTGCTGAATTTGAAACAGAGTTTGGCGTTTATCTTAAAAAACAACGTGGTTATGCTACATTACCGCAAGCAATCGAAGCAAACAAAGCTGCTTATGGCTTCCACGATACTATTGCAGCTGATCCAGCAGACGACGGTTTGGCTGAAAGTATTCCACAACCAACAGAAGCTGAAACTGTATAAACATGAGGGGAATATCCCCTCTTTTTTATTTGCGCAAATAAAAAATAAGTGAGGTATTTAAATTATGGAAATTAATTACAACGGTAGAAGTTTAGAATTATCATTTGGTTTTAAAGCGTTAAACGCTATTGATAGAAAATTAGGTATTGAAACAGAACAAATGAAATTTGGAATGGGCTTACAGTCTACAATTCCTTTTGTATTACAAGGAGACCCAATTACTTTAGGTGAATATATTATAGCTATGACATCACATCATAAAAAACATCCTACTGAAAATGACATTTTAGATGTTCTAGATGATATTGCTGAAAATCAAGGCTTAGTAGAATTTGCCGAAGAATTAGTGGAGACACTGGGAAAGAGACCTTCAACCCAAAGCCTAGTTCCAGACAAATACAAACCGGCGAAGAAAGACAACAAGAAGAAATAGGAAATGAACCTTTAACATACGAAAAGATTATTGTGCTATGCATGAGTAAACTCAAAATATATGACTTAAAACGCATAGAAATGATGACTTTAACTGAATTTAATTATCGTATGTGGGCGTATGAATACGAACAACTTGATAAAGATATGGAAATGTACAAACTTGCCTTCGCTATACGTGATGCACAAGCTGAACGTAAGAAACGTGGTGGTAAGAAAGGTGAATCTGAGTATGTATTCAAAAGTGCGAATGACATCATAGACTATGAAGAAAATATCAAGCGCTTAAATAAAGGTGAAGCTATTAAATATGGTTCAGACTCTAAAAAAGAAGTTAATGCACCATCTGATTTGCTTAAAATGATTGCAAGTCATAACAATTCTTTAAGAAAGGAGTGATAACGTGGCAGAAGCGAATTATAGTATTAAAGCACAGATTGAGGCGAATACACGTAAGTTTAAAAGTGCTATTCAATCGGCTAAGAAAGTGGCTCAAAGCTTTAAGAAAACACAAGAGTCGATTAAAGATACTAAATTAGATGGCGACTCATCAGGTGTAATGAAAGCAGTCAAAGCAGCAAAAGATGCAGTGAAAGGCTTTGACAATACTCATGCAGATGCAGAACTTGACGCAGATATTTCTGATGTTAGAGAAAAAGTCGCACAGGCTAAGTCGTTGGTTGAAAAATTCGATGCTTATCGTGGTGATGCAGAGTTAGATGCCGATGTATCTAAAGCTACTGCAAATATTAAGAAAATACAGAATTATTTAGATATGTATGATAATTCAAATGCAGAAGCAGACGCTGATGTAAACATTAGAAAAGCTATTACGCATATTTCTGAATTGCAACATAACCTAGATAGTATCGACGGTAGCAAGTATTCAGCAACATTAGATGCAGATGCAACTAGAGCAAGAGAACATATTAAAATGGCTAAGAAACAGCTAAATGACTTCGCTCATCAAAAAGCTAAAGCTAATCTTGAAGTTGATAGCGCAGGTGCTATTGCTCACATAAAAGCGTTTAAAGCTATGCTACGTTCTATCCCTAACCGACATCGTACTCGGCTTGATGTAGATGGAAATTCAGCAATGGCTTTCTTTAAACAACTACACAAAGGTTTAGAAGATTACAGTAATTCATTAGATAGCTTAGCAAATGATATTAGATCATTTGGAACAGTGTTTGGGAACATGATTAAAGGTTCGTTACTTTCTAACATTTCGTTACTCGTTCCAGCAATCGCAAGTGTAGTACCGGCACTAATGGCGGTATTGAATGCATTAGGCGTAGTTGCCGGTGGTGCGCTAGGTGTAGCTGGTGCATTTGGTGTAGCTGGCGCAGGTGCAGTAGCATTTGGTGTTATGGGCATCAGTGCTTTAAAAATGTTATCAGACGGTACATTAGAAGCAACTAGAGAAACTGAACGTTACGAGGCTTCATTAGAAAGTTTAAAAGGTGCATGGGCAGACCTTATTAAACAAAATCAAGCACAAATCTTTAATACATTAGCAAATGCGATTGATACTGCTAAAGTTGCGTTAGCTGGACTTACACCATTTATCAACGGTGTATCTAAAGGAATGGAACAAGCAAGTGCTAAAATGCTTAATTGGGCTAAAAACTCACAAGTAGCACAGAAGTTCTTCGAGATGATGGGTACAACTGGCGTAAGAATATTTAACAATATGTTAGATGCTGCCGGCTCATTTGGTAGTGGTTTAGTTAGTGTACTTACACAAATTGCTCCATTAGCCGAATGGGTATCGCAAGGTTTTAAGAAAATGGGACAAGCATTTAATGAGTGGGCGCAGTCAGTTGAAGGACAAAATGCGATTAAGTCATTCATTGAATATACTAAACAGAATTTGCCATTGATAGGTCAGATATTCGGTTCAACGTTTAAAGGTATCTTTAACTTAATGAAAGCATTTGCTCCTAACACTCATTTAGTATTACAAGGTTTAGCGGATATGGCTAAGCAATTCGAACAATGGAGTTCGACAATTGCCGAAAGTGATGGATTTAAGAAATTTATAGAATACGTTCAAGAGAACGGTCCTAAACTCATTCAATTATTAGGTAATATCATTCGTATTCTTATTAATGTCGGTGTAGCTATGGCTCCATTAGCATCAGTAGTTTTAGATGTGGCGTTAGCTATAACTGAATTTATAGGAAAGCTAACAGAAGCTAATCCTATTATTGGTATGATTATAGGAATTGTAGCAACGTTAGCTGGAATATTAATGGCATTAGCGCCAGCGTTCATATTTGTAAATCAAGTGATAATTCCTCTTATTTCAACGTTTGGTGGTTTAAGTGGAATAGTTAGTATCGTTATGGGCGTTATAGAAGGTTTAGGCGGTGTACTTGCAGCGTTATCCGGTCCGGTAGGTATAGTAATAGCAGCGGTTGTAGCAGTAATTGCTGTATTCGTTGCTTTGTGGAACTCATCTGAAGTAGTTAGAGATGCTGTTAAAAATGCGTGGGACGCTATCTCAAGCGCAGTTGGAAATGCAGTGAAAGCAGTTATTAACTTCTTTAAAGATTTACTAGGGCAAATGGATTACGTTAAAGGTGCTGTTGACTCGTTAGGTTCAATGTGGGACGGCTTCGTTACTATTGTTGAAGGTGCTATTAAGTTGCTATCACCTTTATTTGAGTCAACGTTTAACGCGATAGTAAACACTGTAAAAATAGCTTGGGAAATTATTAAAGCGGTTATTACAGTAGCGATGCATGTGATAGTAGGTACAATCACTGTTTTACTTCAAATTTTGACTGGCGATTGGCAAGGTGCATGGCAAACACTCCAACAAGTGGGACAAGCGATTTGGGACGCTATTGTTCAAGCTGCAATTAATATTTTTAATATTTTAAAAGATGTATTAACTCAATCGTGGCAAGCAACAGTTGATATGTTCTCAGCTATATTCGGTCCATTGGCAGAAATCGCATCAAACATATGGAATACGATTGTACAAACTGTTTTAACAGTAGTTGTTCAATTAGGTGTATTCCTAATGAATTTATGGACTTCTATTGTTACAACTGCACAAACAATCTGGACGACTTTAGTCACAGTGGCTTCCACAATTTGGCAAATGATTGTTACTACAATCGTTACGGTAGTCCAAACATTAGGTGTGTTCTTATCAACTATATGGCAAACCATTGTTACAGTAGCTCAAACTTTCTGGACGTTGCTTGTTACAGTTGCTCAAACAATTTGGACTATGTTAGTTACGGTAATTACAACAGTGGTTCAAAGTATAGTAACTTTCGTTCAAGCTGGTTGGAGTTTACTTTTATCAGTAACAAGCGCAATCATGTCTGCAATTTCTGCATTCATAAGCGCTATTTGGTCAGCTATTGTTAGTATTATCACTTCGATTGTATCAAGCATCATTTCGTTCGTATCAAGTGGTTGGTCGTCGCTAATGAGTGTCACTTCATCAATCATGAGTGCCATTTCTAGCTTTATTTCAAGCATTTGGTCATCAATCGTTAGTTTTATTACTAATGCAGTATCAAGAGCAGTAAGCTTTGTATCGAGCGGTTTTTCTAATATGCTTAGCGCGGTTGGTTCTGCTATGTCTGGAATTGTAAATTCTGTCATTTCAGGAATGTCTAATGTGGTTAGTTCAGTAACGTCAGGTGTATCAAATGCAGTAAGTGCTGCGCGTAGTTTTATCGGTCATATGGTTTCTGTTGGTCGTGATTTAATCATGGGACTTATTAATGGTATTAAAGCAATGGCAGGACAAGTTGCATCTGCTGCAAAAAATGTAGTAATGGGTGCGGTTAATGCTGCTAAAAGCGCCTTACACATCGGTTCACCTTCAAAATTATTCAAACAATATGGTGTATGGACTATGGAAGGTTTAGGCATCGGAATTAATAAAGAAGGTAAAAATGTTATCAGTGGCATGGGTAGCATGGCTAATAGTATTACAGACGCGTTTAATAGTAATTTAGCAATTCCAGATATAACTGCCAACATGAAGAAAGTAAACGCTAATATGAACGCTCAAGTACAACATACACACAACATCAAAACAAACCCGTCACAACGTGTTGTTCGCATTGAAATGGGCGTTGACAATGATGCTCTAACAACTATCGTCAACGAACAAAACGCTAATCGTGACGCTACATTTACATTCTAGGAGGTCGTTCAATGGATTTAGAAATTAAAAAACAAAACGGACAACGATATACATTGGGCGACTTTGGTTTTGTCGTCGATGATGTAATTATCGAAAGTATGGAAATTGAAGATAACTACGAAACAAAAGAGAATACGAGTGGTCGTATTCTTTTAAGTAGTCAGTATCGTAAACGTAAGATAAACGTTAAGTGTCATGTAAATTCTACAAAGTTAAACGATAACGCAAGATTAAGGGACGAGTTCTATAACTTAACTAATTCCACTGAAGAAGTGTGGATAAGAGAGTTAAGAAGAAGCGTCCCTTTAAATTATCGCTTTATTGAGCCGTTAGAAGATGATTATCAAGAAATAAGCGAGTATAACAATCTCGTACTAGATCATGAAGAATTTAACGATAATTATTATGTAAATGGTAAACGTTATAAAGTCAAAAACGCTGACGTTATCGTACCAGAAGAAAATGGCAAGAAAATTAGTTTTGAATTAGTATTTGAAACAACCGAACTTCCATTCGCTGAAAGTATTGGTACGTCTCTTGACTTAGAAAAAAGACCAGATAAAGAATTATGGTCGAATGATATGCTTATTCCTTTTGACGAACAAGATGGTTCACGTATCTACTCGTTTACTAACATTTGGAATAACGCCATTTATTATCATGGCACAGCAGATAACGACCAATTCAATATGTATAAAAAAGTAACAATCATCTTAGGGGAAGATACAGAAAACTTTGTGTTCACTATGACTCATTCAGACGTTATGACTATTCGTAATATTAAGATGAAAAAAGGTGACAAGATTGAATATGACGGTGTACAAACGTTCAAAAATGGTACGCCGTTAAGCTACGAAGTATCTGGATCGCAACCGAAGTTTCGTCATGGGTGGAATGAGTTTGAATTTAATCAACAAGTTAAATCAGTTAAATTCGATATGAAATTTTATTATAAGTAGGTGTTGCAAATTGCCAATATTAATAAGTCCAAAGCGTGGTCGTGGCAAGTTTGTCAATACCACCACCAACTGGACGGATAAAAACAGTTCAGAAGCAGTATTACAGTTTGAATTACTAGAAGATGCTTACAATTATGAAGTAGTAAGAGCAATAGATAAGCGTTGGAGTGTGTCTAGAGTAGAAGGGCCGGACGACGAAAAAGAATACTTAGCATTTTTGATTGACCGTCAAGCGCATGGAACAAAGCAGCGTGTGACGGTCTCTTGTCGTTATAAGCCGATAGATACTATTAAACGACGTAGAATCTATGCGCCTATTAATGGTAGTTTTACTGCTAAGAAATTCTTAGATATAGCCTTTGGTCCTACTGATTTAGAGTATAAAGTGACAGAAGATAAATTGCCTTCATCAGATTTTGACAATGCTGGAGAAGGTGAAACTGTTGAAGAATTAATTAAAAAAGCGATGTCGCATTGGGATTTAGAGTTCTATATTGATTTTAATAAGAAAACCAAAAAATATACATTTGTATTTACGCCTTACAATCAAAAAGAAGTCGATTACATCATAGATGATGAAATTAATGCAAATAACATCAAAGTGGAAGAAGATACTGGCGATATGGCAACGTATTGTGTTGGGTATGGCGATTATACAGATGAACAGGGTATTACTGGTGCTGGTTTGATTATGAAATTTGAACATCCGGATATGAAAGACATCGGCAAATATGAAGCAGAACCTATTAAAGATGGTCGTATTAAAGATGAAGAATTAATGAAGGCCAAGTTACAAAAGGTTATAGATGACTCAATCAAACGATCAATCAGTTTAGACTTCATTGTGCTTAAAAAGTATTACCCAAATGCTAATCCTAAAGTCGGCGACTTAGTAAAGATACGACATTCTGTTTTAGGACTTAATGAGATAGTGCGCATTGTTGAAGTTAAAACAAAACGTGACGTAAATAATGAAATTGTTAAACAAGAGATTACATTAGGTGAGTACAAACGTTATGACAGGTACATGAATAGGATTAACGTTGCAGCTAATACTATTGGTGGATTAGGTGGCGGCGAATTTGTTAGAGATTACCGTTCAACAAGTGCAAAAACATCAAGCGTCTTAGCTACAACAATAGAGATGAGAAACGAAGGTAATGCTTCTACTGATAAAGCTGGTTTGATGTCACCAGAAGATAAGAAAAAACTAGATTCTATTGACGCATCATCAAAATTAACTGCTAAAAAAGTAGATGGTACTGTCATAGATTTAAACGATAAAGAACTTTACATTGATGAAAACGGAAATCTAAAAATTAAGGAGGTCAGCGATAATGCGTAAGACGATATATACAAGTCTTGAAACAATATTTGGTGCTAGACACGTAAGAGAGTTAGAACTTAACTTCATCGCTTTCCGTGACATGGTCACTTACGTTGAAGATGAGTTGCATCGACATAATTTTGTTGATAACGAAGCGCACCAATCACATCAAATCAAACATACATTTGCTGACGGTTCGACAAGAAGTGTAAAAGACTCTATTAACTGGCTAGATGCTAGAATGAGAGCATTTTTAGTACCTACACTAGCAAGCGACCAACAAGAAATTATTGACGCAAGAGCAAGTATAGACGGTAAAGTATCTAAAACATTAGGTGATAGATTAGGACGTGATTTTAACTTAATCAGAAATGATTTAGATAAAGAGTTGAACGTTGCAGCTGATAGTTCATATTTATGGACTCCACCTTATATTAAAGGTGCAATGAGTGGTGAAAATGAGACGCCATTACACAATGAGCCTACTGAAAATTTAAAAGTCTTTTATGATAAGTTTGTCGATAATGAGTATTGTCGTAAAACTTATATTGGAAAGGACCAGTCGGGAGAATACAGTGTTTATTCATACACATTCGAGCCTCAGCATTATTCAAAAACATTGCTTTTAACAAGTTGTATTCATGGTAACGAATATAGCGCATTTTACGCTAATAGTCGTTTCTTAGATTTGGTTGTAAATAAATGGCATACTGACCCTCATCTAGCTTATATACGCAAAAATGTGAGAATTGTATGTGTTCCTATTGTTAATCCACATGGATTTGCTAATGATAATCGAGAAAACTCTAATAACGTAGACCTTAATCGTAACTTTGATTACAACTGGAAAGCTGGAAAAGGTACAAGTTCGACTGGTAAAAACTTCAAAGGAAAAGCGCCATTTAGTGAACAAGAATCAAAAAATATGAAAAAGTTAGTCGAAGGACTAAATCATATTACTGCGCATGTTGATTGTCATAACATTGTATCTCAAGTATCAGATTATTGTTTATTCTATCCAAGATTTTCTAATCAAGACCACAATATTATGACTCAATTCATGCAAGATGTGAGTAATCATGGAGATTTAGTTACATGGGGATCTAGTACATTGTCATCATTCTCTAACTGGGTAGGTATTAAGAAAAACATCACTTCTTATCTGCCAGAAATTTACGAAGGGCGTGCCGGTAAACCACGTGGTGCAGAAGAAATGTGGCGTAGTGTTAATTTCTTAGGTAATATCATTATCCGATTAATGCAAACCAATAATAGTGGTCAAGGTAGAACGTCGAATGAATCATTTGCTAAAACGTTTGTATATAGTGATAGATATAACAATAAAGGTGTTCAAACATTTAGTTTGCAAGCTACTGATAAATATCAACGTATGTTAATGACGCAACAACGTTTTAACATTACTGCTAACGGTATTGTTGAAATGAATGGTTCTATCACGGTAGAAGTTGATAGAGATACAACGTTTGGCGTAAATCCAATGGTAGTGCAAAATTACAACCCATGGAGTAATAATGGTAAATCTGATAAACGTCAATTATTCAAAACTGAACACAAACTTCCGAAAGGTATCCATACAATACCTATCAACGCAATCGCACCAGTTCAGATGTCTAGTGTTACGCCAAGTGATGTAAATCGAACGGCAGAAATTATGTGTCCGGTAGAAGTGAAACGTTCAGCGGGTGTTTGTCATATTAAACAACTTATTCAAAACATTAAATTTATTCCTACTGGTTCGCATAATGCATTTCAAGCATTTACATCTACTGGTTACGGTAACCAAAAAGAAAAAACATTCACTCAAATTTATCCAAATTACGAAAGTGCATATGATATTAGAAATGAAATTATTACTAAAAAATAAGGAGGTTAAATTATGAGTTCAATGGATATTGACGGTATTTATAAAAACGCTAAATTGGTCGCTAGTGACACACCTTATTTAAAACCATTAAGCGATGAACAAATCGTTTTTTACAACTTAGATGTCAACACTGCTATCCTCACTTTTCAAGTTAAAAAGGACAAATACCCTTTGCAAATTAGCAGTTTAAATAGTGATATTGATTTATATGTGGAGTCAGAAAATGGTTCACACACTTCTTTGACTAAAGTAGAATACATTGATTCGCTAAATGGTATCATTCGATTTGTTATTGATAGAGACTTTTTAAAGGCTTCTACTGATACGTGGGTTAACGGTCAAGTAAGAGTTAAAGCAGTTGGTAGACCAGATACTGTTATTCTTAATGAGTTTAGGTTTTATGTTAAAGATGCATTGATTAATAAAATTGGTGCAGATATTAAAGTAAGATATATTCGTCAAATCGATGATTTAATTGAAGAAGCTGAAAAGAGATTGATTGCTGCGTCTGCTGGTATTGAAAACGTTGAAAGTATTCAATTGAGTTTTAACTCATTTATCAGTGAACAAAAGCAAGATTTAGAAAAGATTGTGACCGACACTGAAAGAAGAACGAACAACTTGGTTGATTCGGCACAAAAAGACATTAATTCAGCAATTCAAAATATGCGTGATGAAGCCGATACTATCCGAAAAAATCTAAGTGATGAAACTGCTGGTGCAATCACAAAACCAGATTTAGATTCAACACTTTCTAACTATGTAACTACGGTTGATTTTAACAACGCTTTAAACAACAAAGCAGATAAAGGTCAAGTAGCACCGTCGAACTTACCAGATAATTTTAATGAACTAATCAATCAAGCAGTCACAAATAGAATTAGCGAGTTAAATCAAAATAAAGCATTATTTAATAATAATGGCGAGGTATATGAAATTAATAATCCGGACTTATCGACAATGGACTTCGTTGATAAATCTGGATATTTTTATGCAGTTGGCCCACTTCATACGCCTGACGGTAACGACACAGAAGGTATGTTACAAATCTTAGCTTATGGTAATTACACGAAAGTGATTTACTCACCTAATGAAATAAATGCGATTTATCTACGTTCTAAACTTAATCAAGTTGGCAATAACTGGACTGATTGGCTCAACATTGGTAGTGAAGTAGAAATCGGCACTAATGATAGCTATGTTGAAGAAAATGATGTAGATACTTCAATAGATGATAGTACAGAGACAACTTAGTAAAGAAGGTGCTAAATATTGAAATATAATTTTAATGAAGTTATCAATTTTATTCTTTTGTTAGGGTTAGGCGCTTTTACTTTTGCGAGAGGTTTTTTCTTCACCAAAGAGCAAGAGAAAGTTCTAGGTGATAGTGATTTTTATGTAGCGCTTCATCACATCATGCCTATTTGGGTGTGGGGGATTATCATTATGGTTGCCAGTCTAATCTTAATGATTGGTGCTTTCTTTCTACCAAGACAAAGCACAAGCAGTATATGTAATTATTTATTAGTTATTGGTGGTTTTAGTTGTTCTATACTTTATTTTCTAATGACATCAGCAAGTATTTATCATGCGATTAATTGGCTCTCTACTACACAATTCAGTATTTTATCAGCAGCCTGCTTTGTAGTTGGTTTTATTGGAGGTGCTGATATTTATGACAGAAAATAAGCATGTCACGTATGAAGAATGGCGTACTTCTAGAGAAGATATACTCGAAAAGATAAAAGCTGGTGATGATAAAAATTTAAAACACATCAATGAATTAAAAGAAAAAATTGTAGAGGGCAATGTTTATCAAAGGCAATCGTTCGAAGTTCAAAAAGATACAAATGAACAAATGAAACAATTAAACGATACTAACAGTAAACAATGGGACGCAATCAAAGAAATTAAGTTTGTCGTCAAAAATCATGAAGATGAAATCGAAAAAATAGAAGGTACGATTTCAGAAAAACAAAAGAATAGCGTACAGATTACTGTGGCTCTTATAGGCACTGTCGGAACGATTATAGTCGGTGCTTTTGGGCTAGCACAGTATTTCTTTTAAGTCGGCACAATATGTGTCGGCTTTTTATTATGCAAAAAAAGAAGGTGGATAAATGGCAATTTTACCTTCAAGTGGTAAACCGACAGCTTCGCAAGTAGCAAGTTGGGCAAAATGGATGGCTAATAATCGGCGTGGTGTCAATATAGATGGAAGGTATGGGTATCAGTGCTGGGATTTACCTAACTACATCTTTGAAAGATATTGGGGATTTAGAACATGGGGTAATGCGAATGCTATGGCAAGACGTGCTAACTATCCAAATACTTCATGGAAAATATATGCAAACACTCCCTCATTTATTCCGAAACCCGGAGACGTGGCTGTTTGGACTTATGGATGGGCAGGACATACTGCAATTGTTGTTGGTCCAAGTGATAAAAAACATTTTCGTTGCGTTGATCAAAACTGGTATGGAGCAAACCAATATAGAGGTTCAGTCGCTGCATATGTAAACCATGATTATAGTGGTAGAGGCGGAAGTCTTTATTTCGTCAGACCTCCATATAAATCAGAGCCTAAGAAACCTACTCCAAAACCGACAGAGCCAGATAAACCTAAAGATACGAACACAACTACACCAACTACTAAACCAGAAGAAAAAGAAACAAAAACGGTAGTCAAAGAAGTTAAAGAAGTTAAGTTTACAGTAGATGATGTAGAAACAAACTTCCCTGCATTTATTCCTCACAGAATAGCAAAAGGTAAAGACAGAAGTCGTTCCCCTAAAAAAGTGTTAATACGTGACGCTGGAACAATGTGTAGTGTACTTGATTTATATACAACTAGACGCAAATACATTAGAACATCAGAATTGCCACATTACTACATTGATAGAAATTACATTTGGCAACCAAGATATGAGCAAATCGAAGTACCAAGCGCGCCGGATTGTTTAGTTATTGAAGTTTGTGGCGACTACTCAGATAGTAAAAACGATTTCATTTTAAACGAAATACATGCAATGATTTATCTAATTGGTCGTATGAAGTTTCATAGCATTCCAATGAAACAATCATCGTTCATAATTGAAAGTGAATATTGGCGCACTGTTTTAGAACATGGCGCTTGGGACACAGTAACTAAAGGTCAGCCAAGTAAAAAAGTTGAAGATAAGACAATAGAGGCATTAATCAATCTATATCAAAATAGAGAAAAATTACTCAATGATATTCCTTCTGATAAAATAACTAAACGTAAGATTAAAGTCGAAGTGTCAAAAGATGATGAGACGACATCAACAAGTAACGATAAACCTAAAGACACAAACACATCAACAAGCAAGACAACTAGCGTTAAGAAAAAACAACCTACTGTTACAGTCGTTTATAGTAAATACACCTACAACAACGCTCTTAACATTCAAATGTATAAATCGCCACAGATCAACTATGGTAGTGGTTGGTATAACGCTAGTCGAAGTGCTACATCGGCAGCTATGAATAATGCAAAAATATGGAATAACAGTAAAATGCGTTATCAAATGCTTAATTTAGGTAAATATCAAGGTATTCCAGTTAGTAAGCTAAATCAAATTCTTAAAGGCAAAGGAACATTATCCGGACAAGGACAAGCTTTTGCAGACGGTTGTAAAAAATACAATATTAACGAAATTTACCTTATCTCACATGCATTTTTAGAAAGTGGATATGGTACTTCAAACTTTGCTAGTGGGCGCTATGGAGCATACAACTACTTTGGTATAGGTGCATATGATTATAATCCTAACTACGCTATGACATTAGCGAAAAGTTATGGTTGGACTACACCAGCTAAAGCTATTATCGGTGGTGCTAAGTTTGTTAGACGAGGTTATATCAACAACGGCCAACAAACTTTATATAGAATGCGTTGGAATCCGCAATCACCGGGAACTCATCAATATGCAACAGATATTAACTGGTGTAAGCATCAAGCAAACACTATCTATAACTTGTATTCACAAATCGGCATGAAAGGTGAATATTTTATACGAGATAGATATAAATCTTAATTTACAGGACTATGTGCTGACAGCATGTAGTCCTAATTTTATGGAAGAGGTGTCAAAATGATTTATAAAAATAGAGATATTGAAGCAGTAATTAATGAACGTGGCGTCAATTTGGGGAACATTGATGTTGTTTTTTACACTAAAGATATTAATACGACTTCTTTCAGACTATTCCTAAAGAAAAAAATTGAGTATGCAAATGAAACAATTTACGATATTTTCGATTTAAGAAATAAAGGACTTACTCCATATATCGATCTTATGATGGAAGATGGATCGATTTTTACTAGGGAACCAATGGAAATTGTTGAAGCAGATGCTGGATTGATTCAATATAATATCCCAAGCGATATTTTACTCCATATCGGTAAAGTTGAGGCAAGTGTTTATTTACTAACTGATACAAATAAAGAAGATGAAGGAGTAGAAGTTGCACAATTTTACTTTTATATTGACGATAATGGATTAACTTCAAGAGTTAGACGTGTCGTAAATACTCCTATCGTAGACGAAGCAGTAGCAAGAGTTCTGTCGCAAGACGCTCAAAAACTATTAGATACTAGATATAAAACTAATTTAGAAAATAGTTTAAGAAGTTATTTGTTTGAAAATGCAGATAGATTTAAAGGTCCTAAAGGTGATAAAGGTGATACTTTCACATATGAAGATTTCACTCCAGAGCAATTAGATGGTTTAAAAGGAGAACCGGGTCAATCTACATTTATCAATGCAGAAGATTTCGGCGCAAGTCCTAATGCTGACTGGAATACGAATAAAGAAGCTATACAAAAAGCAATTGATAAAGCTAACGCACTTGGGGGAGGTACTGTTTCATTAAGTCCAGGAGTCTATGTTGTTAAAGGTTTAGAAATATCAAGCAATGTAGTTATTAATAGTGATGGTGTTACTTTTAAAAGTCCTGATGGAGTAGCACCTGATATTATAAAATCGAAAACTTATAATACTAAAGCAACTGTTAATGATGATATGATGAGTTTAACTTTATCTGATACTACTGGTCTTTTAAAAGGTGCAGTAATAGCTATTAGAGGTGCTGGTGGTGTACATTACAGTCAAAAGACAACTTTAACTGATGACATAGACGCAAAACAAACAACTGGAATTAAACTAAGTGATAGCTACGGCTTTATCGGTTCAGGCCACCTTTTTATTGAAAATGAAATCATATCTTATTCTGGTATTACAAATAATGAATTAACAGGCGTAGTACGAGGCTTATTTGGTACAACACCAGTTGCACACACAAATGGAGTAACTGTTGGCACTGCAATGAGATTTTATACTGAAGTTTCCGAAATTAACGGGAATACAGTTACCGTTACCGACAAAATACCTTTATCATTAACAGATACAGATGTTACTTACGGTGTTATTAATCCTAAAATTCAAAATATTAAATTTGATGGCAATAGAGTTAGAGGTGGAGCGCCTACTGAAGTCCATCCTATTAAATTTGAATTAACTAGATACGGATTGATAGAAAATGTTACTGTTCAAAACGGAGAATCAGGTATTATGGCACGTAATGGTAATTTTGATTTATTGATTCAAAACCCAGTATTTATTGATTGTTCTGTGGTAGAAAATTCATTTGGTTCAGGTGGTTGGTTATTTAGAGCAAACAGACGTTGTAAATATTCTAACGTTACAGCAATAGGTAAAATGTGGACTGGCGTGTATTTTGATGATAGAACATCCGTAGGTTTAGAGTGGGATGCTCCAAACTATGATTGTGTATTAGACGGTTTGTTCACACGACAAGATAGACTATATGACAACTTAGGTTTTGCTATGGTTGGAGGCGTTAGAAACGTTGCCAAAAACTGTAAGATTTCAGGACCTCGTACAGGTTTCAGTTGTACATCTAACAGTCAAGGACAAAATTACGAAACATATAACGGAAAAGATAACATATTCCAAGATATTCAAATCGATAATGTTTATCAACCTAGCATCATAAAAGCACAACGTACTAAAATGTTTAATGTGACTTATGACGAAGATACTACTTCTTACAAAAAGTTTGTTGATAGTACGACAGACACACTTTATGTATATTGTGGTGGTTATTCTTCTAAAATTTTGTATGATGATGGCACATATAACACACCTTCATATGCTTTTACTAAAGATCCCACAACAGGTTTTTATAGAATAGCAGACGGACAAATTCAATTTGTTTCTAAAGGAGTTGCTACTGTAAGAATGATTGCAAGTGGAATGATGCTAGCAGAAGGTAAAGATTTAAGTTTTGGGGCTGGTACGGGTTCGAGAATAGGTACAGCGCCAGTACAAAAAATAGGGTTTTATGGTGCAACACCTATTGCACAACCAGCAAAAATCGGCACAATAGCATCGAGTGCTACTCAAGAAGATGTAGTTAAACAGCTAAATGCGGTTATAGTAGCACTTCGAGAACTTGGATTAGTAGGTAATAATTAATATTCTAAGCTGACCTTTTTAGGTCGGCTTTTTATTTTGGAGGAATGTAGATGAAAACAGATGCAGGTTCAATAGCACGTACAATTGCTTTAGCATTAGCGTGGATAAATCAAATTTTAGCTATGAATAAAATTTCACCTATTCCAGTAGATGAAATGACGATAAGCACAGTGATTACTGGTGTAGTATCGCTTTTAGCTTGGTGGAAAAATAACAACTTTACTCAACATGCACATAAAGGTCAAAAAGAAATCAATAAATCTAAAGC